GGAAACAGGTCAAGTCTGTTCACAATCGTGGATCGTTCTCTCCTGACGACCCAAGGCTAACTAAAGAAAGCGGTTGACATATGCCCAAAACTACTGTAGTGTGATAATATGGATAGAACGTTTAACACTGCAATAGAAGCTAGGGACATCATCGGTGACCTACGCATACAACTAAAGCGTCTTCCATACAATCCTGACCTGCTAAAACTTTGCAACAACATCGGCGTAATGAATTCCGATCTTAGCCGACTTGAAGTTGAAGCTAGGCAGACTCACCGGGCCCATAAGCTTGACGCACATAAGGAAAATATGATTAAGGCTATCAAGCACCTTGAGCATCTTATCCTTATGGCAAAACTGATGGCATAAAAAAATATCCACTAAGGCGAAAAAGTGGTTGACAATCCCCTCACAATGTCGTATAACAAGATATAGAGAGCAAGAAAGCAAACACTCTCTACGTTGTTTAATTTAGGAGCTAAAATTATGTCTCAGATTTCAGATAATCTCACTATCACTTCAATTCAAGCCCGCAAGGCGATGCTTACTGCATTTAAGGTAAAGCGTCCTGTCTTTCTTTGGGGCCCTCCCGGCATCGGTAAGTCCGAATGCGTTCAAGATATCACTGACGAACTCGGTGGTTACATGGTCGATTTGCGTATGGCGCAGATGGAACCAACTGACATTCGCGGTATCCCTTACTTCAATAAGGAAATCGGTAAGATGGATTGGGCCGAGCCTGTCGATCTTCCTAGCGAAGAACTCGCTGCACAGTACCCGATTGTTGTTCTCTTCCTTGACGAAATGAACTCCGCTCCCCCTGCTGTTCAGGCTGCTGGTTATCAGCTTATTCTGAACCGTCGTGTTGGTAAGTACAAGTTGCCTGATAACGTTGTTATCGTTGCTGCTGGTAACCGCGATAGCGACAAGGGTGTTACGTATCGTATGCCGATGCCGCTTGCTAACCGCTTCGTTCACATTGAAATGCGTCCTGACTTCAACTCTTGGCAGATTTGGGCTGTTAACAAAGGCATTCACAAGGATGTTGTTGGTTATCTCTCGTTCGCTAAGCAGGACATCTACGACTTTGATGCTAAGTCTTCGAGCCGTGCATTCGCTACTCCGCGTTCGTGGACGTTCGTGAGCGACTTGCTTACTGATGAAGATAATGTTGATAACGATACATTGTTCAATCTTGTTGCAGGTGCAGTCGGTGACGGTCTTGCTACGAAGTTCATGGCACACCGTAAGGTTGCTGGTAAGATGCCGAATCCTGCTGACATTCTTGAAGGCAAGGTCAAGGAGCTTAACGTCAAGGAAATCTCTGCGATGTACTCGCTGACGATTTCTATGTGCTATGAGTTGAAGGACGCTATCGACAACAAGCGTGTTGATAACAAGAAGTTCCACGAAATGGCTGGCAACTTCTTTGAATACATGATGAAGAACTTCGAAACGGAGTTGGTTGTCATGGGCGCTAAGATTGCTCTCAAGACTTACAAGCTTCCAATTGAGCCTTCGCAGCTTAACAACTTCGATGAATTCTACAAGAAGTACGGCAAGTACATTGTAGACGCTGGCAACTAAGTCAGCAGCTCCTGGGGGAAGGTTAGAGACAGCCTTCCCCCACCCTCTTTATGTCTCATTCAAAGGATCCTTTTATGGCTAAGCCAATATTTAAATACACCACCGAGCAACAGCATCTTCGTAATTGCCAACAGCGGATCAACGGATTGACCGTCAGTGTTAATATGGGCAAACCGTATCAAACAGAACTTAATCGCATGATTGCTGCTCGTGCAGACATTATAACACGAATTCCCGAAGCTGAACTTGCTGCAATGCAGGCTCACGAAAATCGTGTATTGACTGTTGCAGAAAAGGCAGCAGAAGCTAAGGCACTAGTCGAAGCAATGTCTGCAAATCGTGAAAAATCTTCAATTTAGGCTTGACATTGGTTCCCTTTTGCGTTATAGTGAAGATATAATCAATCGAAGGAGTTTTTATGACAGGTATCACGACTGCTGACAAGCGCAAGTCTAAGCGTTCACGCAGCAAAAAGTTTGAAAATCTTGTTGGTCCTACTGACCCGCGTGTTGACCATGATGCTCGTGAGCGATTGATTACTGCCCGTATCGGTCTATTGCTTAAGCATGCCTTCTTCGGTAACCTCGCTACTCGTCTCCAACTTATCAATGCTGATGATTGGTTGACTACTGCTGCTACTGACGGTCTTAAGCTGTACTACAACAGTCGTTTTATCATGATGCTCAAGCCGAAGGAAGTTGAATTCCTCGTTGCTCATGAAGTTATGCACGTTGTTTACGATCACATTGGTCGTCGTATTGACCGTGACCCCGAAATCTGGAACATTGCTAACGACTACACTGTAAACGCTGACCTTAAGAAGCACAAAGTCGGTGAGTTCATCACGACGGTTCCTTGCTTGTACGAAAAGAAGTACGAGAACTGGACTTCGGAAGATATCTATGATGATTTGATGAAGAATGTTCAGTATATCGATATTGATGACCTTCTTGACCAAATGCTTGATGACCATCTTGATGGTGAAGGTGACGATAGCGAAGACGGTGACGGCAACGAAGACCGCAAGGGTAAGGGTCGTCCTAAGATGTCCGAAGCCGAGCGTGAAGCTATGCGTCAGGAAGTCAAGCAGGCTATTCTGAATGCTGCACAACAGGCAGAAGCAGGTTCAATGCCCGCAGGGGTTGAACGTCTTATCAAGCAGATGACTGACCCTGTCATGCCCTGGCGTGAACTTATCCAGACTAATCTGACCTCTGCTATCAAGTCTGATTACACTTGGATGCGTCCTTCTCGTCGCTCGTGGCACATGGATGCTATCATGCCCGGTATGAACCCCGGTGAAGAAATCGATGTTGATATCTATATCGACATGTCGGGTTCTATCAGCAACAAGCAGGGTATGCAGTTCCTTAGTGAAGTTGCTGGTATGATGGATGCATTCGATGGTTACAATCTCCGTGTCACTAGCTTCGATACTAAGTGCTACAACACTCAGGAATTCTCTAACGAGAATATGGAGCGCATTGAAGAATACGAATTGCACGGCGGTGGCGGTACCGACTTCGATTGCATCTTTGATGACCTCAAGGAAGCTGGTCGTGTTCCCAATCGGTTGATTGTCTTCACTGACGGTTACCCGTTCGGTAGCTGGGGTGACGCTGATTACTGTGATACGACTTGGGTTATTCACGGTGACCCGAACCCCAATCCCCCGTTCGGTGTATATGCGATTTACGATGACCATCGTAAAAAGTGATCTAGAACCCGTTTCGGAGACTCGTTACATATATGAGTCTCCAAACGGGGGAAAGACCGTTTACGCTAGAGAAATTGGTTCAGATAAGAGAGTTATCGTGAAACAGGATCCTTCCATTATTGAACGTCAACAGACAGCTATGAGGTCCAATCGGCTACTGACTATACTAAAGAAGTCACAAACCGATACTACGCTCAAGGATGCTCTAGAGGCGCTTGAAGCACTATATATCATTAAGTACGGCGATGCTAAAGACAATTGAAGATATCAACCTACATACTTGGTTCATGAACCGAGAATTAGACTTTGCCCCTAGTCATTTTGTGGGTTCTAACACACCTATAACTGATGAATCTAAGATTTGGATTCAAGAGAAGTTGTCCGGTCGATATGCTATGGCTTCTATAGAAAATGCTTTTCTAGAGTACGCTCCCTCATTTGAAGACCCTAAGGAAGCATTGTTCTACGAACTTACTTGGGGATGAAACCCATACGTATCAGTTCTGGTACGGGAAAGACCCCACAGGAAGTGTTGAAATGGCTTGACGCCAATATTGGTAAATCCAATTACAGAAACACTACTGATATTGTAGGCACGGAGTATATTGGGCAAGGCTGGTCTGCTCATTGGAATCATTACGGACATTATGGTTGGTTCCTAGATGTAAAATTCAATGACCCAAAACATGCCGCATTCTTCACTCTACGCTGGAAATAAAATATTCTATAGCTATTTTCCAATTAAATACTTGTGCTAAATCACAAGGAGAAAAGCAAATGGCTTTTACAAGACACGTTGGAAAACATGGAGACCGCAAAGTTGCAGTCGTATTCCGTGAAGTTCCAGGCGAACCGCACATGGCATTGGTCGTGTACACAGAAATTTTAAACCGAACTATCCATGATCCACTGGTTCAGTGCATTGAAAGTGATATCGGACAGAATAGCGAAGACCTCGCTCTTGCACTTAACCGCTCATATACCACTGATGGTCAAATAATTCTTCAAAAACTTCACGCTGAAGGCATGTTGAAGAAGGTTCAGACCGAATTGATTGTTATGACACCTCAGCCTAATACAAGAATCAAGTTGAATGAACTTAACAAGATTCTTGATCAAATGAAGATGGGTGAAGATGCAGTTAAGAAGTTAGCTGAAATGGACAACCAATTGGGTATGCAGGATCCAATGGCAGTCGCAAGACGTATGCGTGGCGATAAGGATGCATTCACCCCTGAAACTATTCCGGGAAATAAACAGGCACCGACTGGTATCGATGCATCTGGTGATTTGTTAGGTGACACTACCCTTGCTAATAATCTTCGTCAACAGGCTTTAAGAATGGCAGCAGAAGCTAAAGGTCTGCTAGCGGAGTCAGAAAGAATGTTGAGTCAAGCAGATACATTAGCACCTAGTGCAGCAGCTACCACCGCAGTCGGAGTTCCATCTAAGAAGACAAGAGGGCGTCCTAAGAAAACTGTATCAGTTGCTTAAATTTAGTAAGGATTAATGAATGTCACCCGAGTTTATCCAGAAGTGGGAAAACTTATTACAGGATGTTGACAAGCAAAAAGTACCAATTGAATTTATCAAAAAGATAATTCTTAGGCTTCAAGGTAAAAGACAACGTACTATTAATATTGAAAAATTGTTAGATCAGGGACTAGATCCGGATCATGTTGAAGATATTATTAGTAGAAAGATTATTGACCTTGATGACGAAGTTATCGGAATTGAATTTTTACTTAATGTTCAAAGCATTGCAGATGTAGTGCAACCAGAAACAGACAAATTACTGAATGGACTATGAAATTAATATTAGCATGTGACCCTAACGGGGGAATAGGCTATCAAAACAAGTTGCCCTGGACTAACGTCCGGGGCGATTTGCCAAGATTTAAACGCTTAACTGACGGGCAAAACGTCATTATGGGACGCAACACTTGGGATAGCTTACCAAAAAAACCACTTCCTGGCCGACTCAACTTTGTCGTATCTTCTAGTGAACTAGAAGCGGAACATCACAATGTAATTAGAGTGCCGGACATGGAATTCAATCAGCCCGATGATGTAGAATTTTGGATAATAGGTGGAGCCAGACTAGTTGAAACTTCTTGGAAAAACATAAACGAAATTCATTTAACCAAAGTATATGACCATTACGCTTGCGATACCTTCATAGATTTGCTATACATAGAACATAACTATGTAAGGACTTACAGTGAAATGTTTCCGGACCATACATATGAGATTTGGAAGAAAAAATGAAGCAATATCACGATTTACTTGAAGATATACTAAATAATGGCGAAGTCAAGGACGATAGAACCGGAGTTGGAACTATCAGCGTCTTTGGCCGTCAACTTAGATTTAATCTATCAGAGGGTTTCCCCGCTGTAACAACTAAGAAGTTAGCGTGGAAATCAGTAGTTAGTGAACTATTGTGGTTTATAGAAGGGAGCGGAGATGAGAGAAGACTTGCAGAAATTTTATACGGATCCAGAGATTCTGAACGTAGCACGATATGGACAGGAAACGCTCAAGCAGCTTATTGGACGCCAAAAGCGAGATATGACGGGGATTTGGGACGAGTATACGGTGTACAGTGGAGAGACTGGCGAGGAGTTGACCAACTCTCAAATCTAATTGAGGGCATCAAGAATGACCCTAACGGTCGTAGACATATCATCACTGCATGGAATGTAGATGAACTAGATAAGATGGCGTTGCCTCCCTGCCACGTTCTCGCACAGTTTTATGTTAGTAACGGTAAACTAAGCTGCCATATGTATCAGCGTAGCGTTGACGTATTCCTTGGCTTACCCTTCAACATCGCCAGCTATGCATTGCTTACTCATATGATTGCGCAGGTATGTGACCTAAAAGTAGGCGAACTTATCATTTCTACTGGTGACACTCATATCTACAGTAACCATATTGAACAAGTTAAAGAGCAGCTTTCACGAGAAGAATACCCATTACCTCTCCTTTTTCTTGATCCTAAGATAAAAAACATTGACAAATTTATAATGGATGATATACTGTTATTTGACTATCAGAGTCATGGAACTATTAAGGCTGATATGGCAGTATGAAAACAATTGTTGCTCATCGCTTCACCGTCGGAGACGTTGAAGACCCTGATATCTATGCTGCCGAACCTCTTTGGGAATGGCAGAATAGTGAAGCAGGTAAGTGGGCAATGGAAAATTGTACTGAAACTCCTAGTTGGCATCGTGATATAGATGCAGCTAGATTTGGCTATAGTTACCAAATAAGAATTACCTTAACCCCTAAGCAACTCGTATATTGGAAGTTGAAATATGACTAATAAAGAACAACGGCGCTTGCAACTTATTAACGACATGTGCCTGACTTTTAGGCATGATTACGGAATCACGCTTAGCGAAGATGATAGAATGTATACGCTTAACTCAGGAATGACCGAACTGGAACGAAAAGGATTTTTCAATACCATGTCGCAGGTTTTTGATCATCATATTGAACCTATTCTACAAGAGCGTGATGGTTTGATTAACGGTGACATGGTCCCTCTCCCTAAGAGTGAACAACAAGCTAAAGCTATGGTTCTACTAGCAGAACATTATTTGAAGAACACATGAGAATGTTAGTAACAGGTGGCCTAGGCTTTATTGGTCACAATGTGGTTTCTAAGTTAGAAGACTTAGGTCATGATGTTCTAATCATTGACAACATGACTGATTACGGTATCATTCCAAAAAATGAAATGGATTACCTACTAGACGAAAGAATCAAGAAGATTCGGTCGGTGTGTACTCCGCTACCCATTGAAAACAAGGATGCCATAGACAACATTTTTAAAAGCTTTAAGCCAAACGTTGTCATTCATTTAGCAAGTTTTCCCCGTCAGAAAGTAGTGAACAGCAACCCGTCATTCGGCGCCCGAGTAATGATAGAGGGCCTGTTGAATCTTTGCGAAGCTTCAAAACGCAACAACGTTGAGAAGTTTGTGTATGTGAGTAGTAGCATGGTCTATGGTGACTTTGCTGATGATGTAACAGAGGATGCTGAGTGTAAGCCTCAAGGTATGTACGGTATTATGAAACTAGCCGGTGAATGGCTAGTGAAAGATTATCATGACAGAGGGGCATTTGATTATACTGTCATACGTCCTAGTGCGGTGTACGGGCCTTGTGATGTAGAAGACCGTGTGGTGTCAAAGTTTCTTTTGGCAGCGTTACGTGACGAAACTATCATGGTAAATGGTTCGGAAGAAACGTTAGACTTTTCGTATGTTGGCGATGTGGCTGATGGCATTGTAGCAGCTACGTTGTCGCACAATACAGCCAACAAGTGCTATAACGTCACGAGAGGAGCTTCTAGGACACTATTAGAAGCAGCAGAGCTAGCAGTTAAAATTGCAGGCAAGGGTACAATTGAAGTTAGGGACAGGGATTCGTCCTTTCCTAGCAGGGGAGCATTGAATATTGATGCTGCTAGACAAGACTTTGATTTTGACCCTAAGGTTGATATAGAAGAAGGATTTCAAAGATACTATGAGTATCTTCGTAGTTCCCCATTTTGGAAGGATAAAATTAAATGAGCGATTTAGAAACTGCCTTAAAAACGCATGATTGGACTTTGGCTGGATATAAATCCAGAGTTAATGTAGACAAGTTGATGAAAGAAAATCCTGAACAATCATCGGCGCTATGGGAACAATATTGTCCGTGGTCTGATACTAACGGCGGATTACTTGAATGGTGGGCAAAAAATGATAATTCCGCATTTCGGCCTAGCAAGACAGTATAATAACCTTCAAGATGAGTTGCTAGACGCAACCCATGATGCCTTAAAGGAAGGGGTGCTGATTAATGGCCCCTACACTGCCGCATTAGAATCATGGCTATGTAATTACACAGGCTGTAAGTTTGCTACAGTCACTCACAGTGGAACTCATGCACTAGAATTTATCGCAGGCTATCATTACGATTTGTCATTTTTAGCAGGGGAAGAAGAACCACCGCGCATTCGCATTCCAAACTTAACTTTTCCCGCCACGTTGAATGCGTTTGTCAGTACAGGATGGGACGTTGAACTAGTTGACACGGACAATAACGGATTGTTTAAGTTTGATGATGACTATGAAGATGGTTTTAACAGTTACACCTGCTTTGTAGGATTGTATGGTGCTAGCCCAAATCGTAGCTTCTATTCTAATACAATCGTAGACGGTGCGCAGCACTGGTTAGCAGTAAACCAACATCAAGTCGGTGATGCTATGGCTATCAGTTTTGATCCTACTAAGAACTTACCGAGTAGCGGCAATGGCGGCGCAATAGTAACAAATGATCAATCACTGTATGATTGGGTAAATGTCATGAAGAACAATGGCAAGTTTGAACATTACTATCCCGGCACTAACAGTAAGATGAGTGAATTAGAATGCGCCCATTTGTTGGTTAGGTCCAAATATATTGATAGATGGCAAAATCGCAGAGAAAAAATACGAAATTACTACTTGGATAGATTTGAGGATTTGCCTTTTAGATGTCTCAGTGAACCTTTTGATAAACATGCCGATCAAAAGTTTGTTATCTACACCCAAACTCGAAATGAGCTACATGAGTATTTACACGGTAACAAAATTGAATCTAGGATTCATTATCCTCAGGCATTAAGTGAGTTACCTATTGCCAAAGATATTATCAAAAAGCCAGACATGATAAGCACCAGCATAGCATTGTCTCGCGGGGTGTTGAGTCTTCCTATCTATCCCGAACTTTCGGATAGTGAAGTAGAGGCGGTTGCAGACACGGTTTGTAAGTTTTTTGATAAATAATACGTTATGAACATTTACTGGATACTCACCCTTCTCCCCGTATGGATCATTCACTCAGTATTAGGACTGGGTGTACTAGGTCTATTGATTGCATTCTTTGTGCAACGCATTCCATTCGTCAAAACATATGGATATATGATTAAGATTGTGTCTTCAATCTTGTTAGTGTTGGGCCTATTCTTGCAAGGTGCATTAGCGTATAAAGAAAGCACTGCACTCGCAGTAGCAGAGCTTGAAGCTAAGTTAGCTAAAGCGGAAGCAAAATCACAGAAAACCAATGTAGAAATTGTTGAGAAGATCGTCACTGATACACAAGTCATTCGCACCAAAGGCAAGACTATTACTGAATATGTTGACCGCGAAGTTATCAAGTACGAAAACAAATGTCCACTTCCTACTGAGGTAATCCGCGCACACAATGCTGCTGCTACGATGGATCCTAGTAAGCTTGAAGGAGACAAGAAGTGAAGAAATTAATGCTTCTCCCGCTTGTTCTACTATCAGGTTGCAGTATTACAGCAGTTCCAGTAACACCTAATTTTCCAGAGGCTCCGGCAACATTACAAGAAAAATGTGCTGATTTAAAAGAAGTTGCTGAAGGTGCTTCACTCACAGAATTCACTAAAATAGTAGTAGAAAACTATATTCTATATCACGAATGCAAAGTCAAAGTTGAAGGCTGGAACGAGTGGTATACTAAGCAAAAAGCTATTTTTGAAGAAGCTACCAAAAAGTAATCTTGAGTCTAGTATGATAAATACTAGATAACAACGGAAGATTACTATGTCCACCCAAGAAATTATTAATATTGGTACACTACCTAACGATGGTGAAGGTGATCCGCTAAGAGTAGCGTTTGGTAAGATCAATAATAACTTCGCTAACCTGTTCCCTACTGCAATCAACACTAGCAGCTCCTATTCAGTTGGAGACGCTCCTGGACAATTGATATTTGAAACTGATGCTAACACATTTACCCTAGGCCAATTTTATGTATATGCGGCTGACCCTACTGGCAACAATAGCCAAAGTATGCAACTAAACGCACAAATCAATCAAGATCTAGATGATGCAAAGTTTAGTGCAGTAGGTACCTCAATATTTGGAAATGCATTGACTACTTACAGTATGCAGGTAGTGGGAGGTAATGTACAATTACTTGCAGACCCAATTCAAGATACGACTATCTTTCACTTCATAGGTTCTCAGATTATTTGGACAGGTGCTAATGTTGCCGGCTTATTGCTGGGAATAGATGGTTATGTAGATTCAGTAATTTCTACTGAAAATGCCTTGAATGTTGAAACTGAACAGTCATTCTAATGAGAGCATATGAGTTCATAACAGAATCGGTTACTGATGGGTTAAGTGTTGCATCCTACGCACTACCGAATACCTATGTCATTCCTGAATTGAAAAATAATGACTTCTATGAATTGTATAGATTCGGCGTAGCAATTGCAGATGTTCGTGGAACAAGCGGCCCCGATGACGGTGTTCAAAATGAGTTCAAACACGATTTTAAAGCGGAAACTGCATGGGGTGAGAATCAGGTAGTATCTTCTGAATTTGATGCTGACATTGGACAACTCATTGACCAGGCATTAGCAAAAGTAGGCAAGCGTGGTAAAAAATCAGTAAGTACGCCAGGCAGCGATGAGATACCAAACACAGGTACACAATCAACCCTTAAGCCGTTCAAAGGATATAAGCGATGAGAGCGCACGAGTTTATTACCGAAGGTAATAAGGGAAAAGTATCTGACCGCCAACAGCAATCCACTGTTGGGTTAAATATTTTTGCAGCAACTCAATACGATAGAACATATGACTTGAATAGAGTTATGATGGCGGTTGCATCAACTGATGGCGAAATTATTCCTGATTTAAACCGCGAAAGCTGGGTAGGCAAAAACAATACTGCTCACCCCTATACTCAAGTAGAACAGGATATGTTAAAGATAGCATATAAAGCAGCCGGAATACCCTTTCAAGATTTGAACAAGGGTGATTTAGATAGCGAAGAACTAGATTCCACCCAAGACCAAAGCCCTATTAAGCCCTTTAAGGGATATAAGAAATGAGAGCTAGCGAATTTCTAAATGAAGGGGACAAAGGTAAGGTCCCTAAGAGACACAATACTGCTCAACCTGGCGCCTATAAATTCAGAGATAATGGGACAGACAGAACCTACCACTTAAATCAAATCATGAAAGCAGTAGCCATGGCAGATGGATCATCTACCAAAGCATTGAAGATGGATGATGAAAGTTTTGCTGGCAAAAATAACCTAGCTTATCCATACACTGATGTAGAACACACTATGATGCAGCAAGCATTCAATACGGTCTCTCCTACACAAGCAAAGCAAATGATTAAGGGTAGAGACAGTAGCGAATTAGATAGTGTCAACAAAACTAGTCCGGTTGCTACTAGACCAAAAGATCACAGAAAAAAATAATTACTAATTAGTTACTGCATAAGTAATTTCATGAACAACTTAATCGACATCAACCAAACCCTCGACTTGATTAAACTCAAGTTCTATAACGAATGGCTTTATACTGCCCACATCTATGATGAAGGCGATAGCGAGTTCCACAGAAAGCTTACTAAGCAAGTAGTAGAAACTTATGTTGATCCTTTAAATCTACCAAAGGATGCACACATTCTTGATCTAGGATCTGGCCCGGGCTATTTCTTAGATGAAATGAAAGACCGCGAATACACCAATACACATGGCGTAACACTAAGCCCCGGCGATATTGCTATCTGTGAAGGCAAGGGACATGCTATTAAGAAGTATGATTTGAGCTTCTTGCCACAGAAGGATGGTTACTATGATGAATCAGTAGACTTCATCTTTTTGCGCCATGCATTAGAGCATAGCCCATATCCTATCTTCTCGTTGATGGAATACAATCGTGTATTGAAGCAAGGTTCAAAGATTTATATTGAAGTTCCTGCTCCCGATGGGGAAAGAAAACACGAATTCAATTTGAATCATTATAGTATTTTAGGACATAATCAATTAGCTGCATTGTTAATCAGGTGTGGTTTTAATATTGATAGTTTCAATAATCTTGAGTTTGAGTTGAATGTTCCTAATCCAGAAAATCCAAAAGAAGTAGCTAAGGTACAAGAAAAGTACTACTGCATTGTTGCTACTAAAGCAAGACCTTTAGATATCAAGTAAAAAAACACTCCCACTGACAGTGGGAGTATTTTTATAAATATTACTATGGCAAATACACCCACCTTAATCAAAGATCCCTATAAGAAGACGGTCTTCAAGAATCAAAAAGAACTTGATGACTTTATGAAGTGTTGTGATCCGGAAACGGGTTATCTTTATTTTATGGATAACTTCTTTATCATTCAGCACCCTACTAAGGGTAGTATGAACTATCACCCTTGGGAGTTCCAAGAACGATTAATTGATACGTACCATCGCTATCGTTTCTCTATCTCATTGATGCCTAGACAGTCCGGTAAGTCAACGTCAGCCGCAGGGTATTTGCTTTGGTATGCGATGTTTGTCCCCGACTCTACTATTCTAATTGCAGCACACAAGTACACCGGTGCACAAGAAATTATGCAGCGTATACGATATGCGTATGAAAATTGTCCAGATCACATAAAAGCTGGCGTAACCACGTACAACAAGGGTTCGCTAGACTTTGAGAACGGATCACGCATCGTGTCTGCTACTACGACTGAAAACACAGGTCGTGGTATGTCTATTACACTTCTATATCTTGACGAATTTGCGTTCGTTCGTCCCTCAATCGCACAAGAGTTTTGGACTTCTATTACTCCTACTCTATCAACTGGTGGTAAAGCAATCATCACTTCAACTCCAAACAGTGATGAAGACCAATTCGCTCTTATTTGGAAGATGGCTAACAAGACAGAAGACGAATTCGGTAATACTACTGAGTTAGGTGTTAACGGCTTTAGAGCGTTTAGAGCATATTGGACTGAACAGCCCGGGCGTGATCAAAAATGGGCCGATGAAATGAAAGCCCAGCTCGGCGATGACAGATTCAATCGTGAAATCGGTTGTGAATTCATCATTGCAGACGAAACACTAATCAATCCAAACACATTACTCATGCTTGAGGGTATAGAACCTAATGTCAGAATGGGACAGAT